GTTTGCTTACGTCATGCCTGTTCCACGCGCACAGGCATCCATCTGATACATAGAGATTATCTCGCAAGTATATATACTTATCTTTTCCTTGCATGAAAAACGATAAATCAACCTACATAACCCTAAAATGACAAACGTAACCCAAATTAAAGGATTCATACACACATGTCTATACCTTATATATATACTTATGTTTACTTCACATCACCTTTAAATACCTTTATACAAAAGTAAACCAAACATAGTATACAATGAAAGTATCACCACAATACAAGCGATTTAAGCACTCTCAATTAATGGGTGATACTTTTACCCTACCTGATGTGAGATCGTCGATTATACGCAATCTACAAGGGTGTAACCAACAACAAAATACGGCTAATCTATGGAGATTAAAAAAACAGACACAAAACAAAGGGAATGTGAATCAAAAAACGGATAGATTAACATCTGTTTATGAACGCGCGTTATGGTCAAATCTTCATCTCACAATTGAGATGATAAAACACTTCCTGGTTTTTTACCCATATGAGCATAAATACCATAATAAAACATTAATGAACTCTTTTAGTTATCTATGTTCATATGTATACATCAATGTTGAAATATGGTTACTAATGAAAAGATACATACAACTATGGATACATATAGACACCCAGGAGAGGAAGGCGTGGCGTGGCTTACCGAGTTGGGCGTTTTCTTGGGTATTTGGGGAGTTTTTGAAATTCAAATCAAGTTCTGCAAGTTTAGAAAAACAAAGCGATTTCCTTCGAGTAAAACATGCAAATTAATGACTATACTATCACGGTGGTATGTTTATACCTTTTTTGCAAGTTATACCTCTAAAACCTATCAAAACTGCATGTTTCCGGCATGATTTTTTGATTGTGGCGTGGGTTGTCACATAGGTTTCTGCTACTGTTTCCTACATGACATTCGGGGTAAGAAGTATCGCGTAAGAAAATAGTCACACACAATGACGCACGTAACACACACTATCTTCCTTACAAGTTAAATCAACTTTCATTCAATGTAAGAGAAGTAACGAAACCAAAAGGTATAAATATTCACGCGACAACTTAAGATATAGGACACCACGGAGAACAACGTTCACATGACTTACCATGCAATTCCTTACAAAGAAATCTCCTTCACGTTCATCCGTGATGTTACTACTTTCTACGAGGTGATTACACAAAATCTGATTCGTAATGTCATTGCATCTCCTTGTCGGTTGAATTCGGCTGTGCCTCACTTCCTCATGGTTCGGGATTTATTACACGTTTTGGATGGCATCAATCCGTGTAATTCCAATACAATATAACATCGTTACAGTTAAAGATACGCATAAATATTCTCATTAATCCTCCTTTTTTCTCCTGGTAACACATCGAAAAGTCAAAGTTTTTTTAAAGTTTTTTTAAAAAAGGTAAGAGTATTAATCCAAAGTTTTTTTCGGATTCTTCTTTAACTCTTCTATTTCATCTTCAAAGAGTGCAAACACCTCATGCACTTCACGATTCTTAATACTGTCATCTGCAAAATCTACTTCATCATGGGTGCTCGTAGTGTCCTTACCGTAGAGTTCTATGCGTGTTTCGGTGAGACGTCTATTGAAATCTCTCTTCTCTTCTTTACTCATCCAGCGTGGACGCAAGAGTTGAAGTCCCTTGTCAGCAATGGTAATATCAAACTCGCTGCCGATCATGATGTCGATCAGTTCACCGGAAATGTATTTCCACACGCGGCACTCTTCCATAATTACTTCAAGCAGGTCACTCTTTGCAATCGCTTTACGCTTGTAAGTAATATCTCTACGCGCAATGTAGAAGAGAACTTTAGAATTATACATGAAGATGTGCCGGAACATCAATGCAATCGTGCTTGGATTGAGATCTCTATGATAAACCCCAAAAAAGATGTAGGGCGATGGACGGATAAATTCAAACCAACCTAAATCTTCCAGCATCCGCACCATATCGGGCCCTTTACGCTCTTCTACAAACGCCTTGAGTGCATCAACTGATTCCTGGTCAAGTGTAGGTTCATCTTCAATTACCTTACGATGTTTCATACTTAGGATTGTCATACTCACATGTTTGTTTGTGCATTTATAAAGTTATTCTGTTATGCAAAAACTATTTATACTTACATGATATATACACGGGTATGCCAACCAAAACATACCTTATCCCGAAGAGTAATTTGAGAGTCTTTGAACAGGGCTTTCAGCGAATGAACGAACTTGCATCAATCTTTGCAGCAGAGCCATCTGAAATGCGTGTTGTAAGAGAGATTGAACTGCCTACAAGTAATGGAACCACCAAAGCATCGGTGCGTATGGTTGAAATCGAAGCGATTATCAAGGCGATTGAGCCCGATGTTATTCAATTGCTCGATTCCAATGCGTTCAAAAACATCTGTAAAATGCAGGGCGAATCTGTAGAAGTTACAATAGAAACCCAAAAAGAAATTGAAGTGCGGGACACAAGCGCACTTGTAGTCACTGAAATGAAACCTTCAGAATGGCAGGGTCAGGTAGGAAATATGTTAACTCTGACGGCTGATGTAAAGAGCATGGAAGTGATCCACAATCAGTATGCGGATGCTTACCTCTACATTATGACTGATGAGCAGGGTAACATATTCAAGTGGTATGCAACACAGCAAAAACTTGAACCTGGACGGCGTTACAACCTGCGTGGGAAAGTCAAGGGACATGAAACATATGAAGGCATCAAGGAAACCCTGATTACGCGCGTGAGGGTGAAGTAAATGTCTCCAAAGTTAGAACTACGTAAGACAAAGGATGTAACCATTGAATACTCGAATGGAGTGCGCGCTACCTACTCCATTCCCAAGAGTCTTGAGGGTGACGACATCCTTATTTACATCATGCTTGCCTTTGGAAACAAGCGTATGAGTGAGCAAAAGAACTTTGACCACGGTAAATACATTGATTTGCGAAACAACAAAGCGCGTGTAGTTGAAATGTCAAATCAATAACTATTTTATACCCTTTCACCAAACCTCTTATTCAGAGGTTGTTTAGTTTGGCAGATTTTAGAAAGGAAGGAGAAGCGAGTAAGAAATATATCAATGGTGAAGAGTTTGTTGAAATCAACGTAGAGAACAAAAAACTCTATGTAAGTTATGAGGATCTTCTGCACCTCATTAATGTAGATTCACAGAGTGACAAGGGACACAAAATTGTGAACGTCTACAAGAATCAGAATAAACATCTCTACCTGTAACCTTTTTTAAATCTCTTCAATTCTTCGAGTAAAACATCACTTTTCAGACACTACTTTTCACGGTGGTATATTTATTCATCCTAGCAGAGATAGGTCTGGAATTTGTATGTTTCTATATAAAGAGATAGGCTGACATACTCCCACGACTAAAGTCGTGGGCTTTTTGCTGATATGATCGTAAAATTATCTTGAAGATAAAACCGAAACCTTTAAATACTATTAAAGACAATAAATAAAATAGCAAAGGAATATTATATTATACTATAGCCAGTGCTATCGATTTTTACAAAATCTGCGAATAATGACTATATTCTTACCCTTTTTTTTTCGTTATCAATTCCGTTGTTTTGTGATATTACATTTCTTGTAGGAGACAGTGTAATGATATTATTACACGTAATTATATTTTGATATTCATTACTCGTAATGCATATCATTCTGATCTTCCTTACACGTAAGGGAATAGTGTAATGATATTATAATTATCCTTACACGTAAGGATATTATGTACATATTATAATGTACATATGTACTTATGAAATTGCATTTCATGTAATGACCATCTTACATGATTCTTACACGTGTAAGGAATATAATAATATATTTTTAAATCCCACCCCACCCGCGCTTCGCGCTCCTCCCCCGCCCTGCGGGGGCAGTATGTACTGTACATAACAATCTATTTTCAAAATAATTAAATACTATACTTCCTTACACTATACTCAATGGCTATAACAACTTGTAAGGTATGCGGTAACGCATATGAAACCACAGAAGAGGATGCTAACATTCCTCTTTCATGCGCAGGGGAAAAAGATAGGATCTGTAACAGTTGCTACCTGGAACAGATTTGGCAGAATGAGACATTGCATACGTATTGTGTAGGTGAAGAGGATAGGAATTAAGGAGTGATGAGTAATGAATGAACCACTATTTTGTGAATGTTGTGGACAGTCTTTAGAAGAACTACGTAAGGAAATAGAAGAGAATGGTGTTCCAAGAGTAGCGGGCAGTAAACAACTGAAATGTGGTAAGCATTACCTCACAGAACGCGGTGATGTTGAGTCTACCGGTAGTTACATGGACTACTGTAGTGATTGTGGCTCAAAACTCGAATATGAGGATTACAAGTTAATCTACGAATCACATCCGTGGGGATCAACTACTGCTACTGAAACGTTGATTGGTGGTTACAGATGTCATGCGTGTGGGTTTGAGACAGAGGTGTAAGGAATGAAAGTCGGTGAATTAATCAAGGAATTAAAAAAGTATGAATCTGAAATGGAGGTTAGATATTTTTATCTTGATTCATTTGGACGTATAGAAGGCGAGATAATTACTGAAATTGAAATATTGTGTCCAGATGAATCAGATAATTATGAAGAATTTGTATTAATTTCTTAAAGGATGATGATTAAAATGAAGGTTAAAGAATTAATTGAGAAGTTACAGATGTATGATCAGGAAAGTATTGTAAGAACAGAACATGAAGGCGAATACTGTGGTGCTCATATATTTGACATTATAGTAAGAAATGATGAAGATTTTGGTAAATTTATTATGATTATTTAATCTTTTCTTACACTTTTCTTAACTTTTTCTCACTTTTATACGAAACATTTAAATAGTAGTATTTTCAGATATTATACTATCTATTTTATATTAACTATTTTTCGAGGTGTCTTACATGAAACAGGGTGTAAAAGTTGGAGACAAGATTGTTTCCAATAAAAATGTAAAGGGTTGTGTGTTTTGTCAGAATCCAGATTTGAGTGCAGCAGTTGACCCAATTCTTTTTACGGCAAGTATTCCCATCAATGAACTGAAGAGTAAACTTGAAGCGGATGGTATTTTTGTTGATGTTGCTGATCTCAAGTTACATCGTGAGCATATCTTTTTTGAGTATGATGAGAGTGCTGAATCCGATTTAGATATTGAGATTCAGAAGATTAAGGACACGGAAAATGTCGATGTTATTACAGAGGAACTTGCTAAGATTAACCTACTTGAACGTAGAATGGTTTTAGAGGGTAAGGAAAATAGTCCTACTCATGCAAAACTCTTACGTGAGAAGCGTGAACTTCTTTTGCTGAAAGCGCGTCTTGATGGTGAGATTGTTGATAAAGTTGAACACATTGTTCCTGCCTGGGTGCAGTATATTGAAGAAGAGAAATAATGTCAAATATTGTTTATCATGGTAAACATCTTACTCTTTTTAACATTGCAAAATACATGCTTGGTTACGAGAAAATAACTAAAGATGTTCATAAAGAGTGGTGTGATAACCTTGAAGAAGTTATTAAGACTCGCAAACGTATTATGCGGTTAAAACCGCGTGGAACTTACAAGACTACTATCTATGATGTTTCTTTTGTTATTGATCGTCTGCTTGATGATTACGTGAAACATGATGGTAAATTCACCTTACGTATTCTCATTACATCTGCAACCAACGATTTAGCAGAGCAGATTCTTTCTGAAATCAAAGAACAATTAAAGACTAATGAAAATTTGAAACAATTTTTTGCAGATTTCGGCAATGAAAATATTATTGTCAAGGACAATCAGCAGGAAGTGGTTTTATATCCGCGTATTGTTAAGAAAGAACCAAATCTTAAAGCGCGTGGCGCTCTTGCTGCATTAACATCAGAGCATTATGATATAATTATACTCGATGATGTGGTTAATAATGAAGATCGTGAATCTGCAACTATTAGAGAACAAAAGAAACGATGGTATAAAGATTTAATCTCTATTTTGGAGCCTGATGGTCTTTTAATGGTCATAGGCACGAGGTGGAGCGACAGTGAAATTTACGGCGAAATTATCGAGCAAAATCCAAAAATACCTGAATTTATGCGTTATGATATTGAGATTGATTCTATCATTGATGCTACAGGTAAACCAAAGTATCCATCCATCTACAACGAACAAAAGATTCAAGCATTACGTATCGAAAAGGGTGCAGTAGAGTTTTCAAGTCAGTATTTAAATCAACCATTACCATCTGAAACACAGTTATTTAACATTGAAAATATGCATTATTACACTGAACTGAAACTCCCACAGGAACGCGCACAGAATCCCTATTTCAAGGATTGTAGGCATGTTATTTACGTTGATCCTGCACTCGGTAATGAAAATGATTATTGTGTAATTGTTGTGGGTGCAATTAAGGATCATGTTCTTTACGTAAGAGATTGTTGGTTAAGTAATACGTCACCGCCTAATGTCTCTATTGAAAAAATGGTGTATTATTACAATTTTTATAATTGTGAAGAACTTGGCATTGAAACAAATGGTTTCCAGAGTCTTATTTCACAATTCCTCAAAGATCGTAATGATAAAATCAAAGACATGCGTAAGCGCATGAAGATTAAAGAAATTAAGAATCAGAAGAGAAAGCGGATTCGTATTGAGTCTGTTGAACCGTTTGTTACATCGGGAAAAGTCTTGTTCCGTGATGATTGGACAGAAGCGTATCCTGAGTTAATTAATCAATTAGTACGGTATCCGGTTCACAAACACGATGATGCCCCCGATGCGCTTGAAGGGCTTGTGCGAATGACAATCAATAGAGGTTCAGCATTAATAGACAAAGGAACACGCAGTAAACGTAAATTCATGATTGGAATAAATAGGAGACACTAATATGGATAATGAAAATGCATCAATAGATTTAGAGCAGAAAAAATCTAAAATTGTTAAGGTTTTTGCATCGACTGGAATAGAGCGTAAGGATACTGTATATAAAGCAGGTGCTTACAGGAATTTTGATACAACTAATAGATTCAACTTGTATCGACAACTCTCGCTTACAAGTCCTCATGTGTTCATTCCGCTTCAGAAACTTGCCCTTACACTTGTAAAAGGTATCAGGTTTGAAGGAAAATCATCTGTTGTAAAGAATTTTGAAAAGTGGTCCGATAGAATCAATTTTGAGGAGAAAACACAAACTCTTGCACGATTACTATGTAGGGATGGAACTTACGTAGGACTTTATAATAATGTCAAGAATCCTGACAAAATGGGATTTGAACCCCTCCTTATGTCACAAACCACCATTGTTCCAAATGGAGTAACAAAGGGTAGTGCAGACACTACATTTATTCTTACACCACCTGTTAATCGCTTTTATGTCAATGAAATGGGTAATTTAAATGATTTAGAGGTAGGTTCTTACCGTCCAAATCAGGTAATGTATGGTTCATTCTGTGCGAATGATTACACGTTCAGAGATATTTTAGGTAGAGAAACGTATGGTATCTATGGCACTTCTCTGATTACGCCTATTGAGGATCTTATCTATAAATACTTAGATTTGGTTGAAGGTTACACTAATTACATTAAAAAGTATGGTATTGGACGTTACTTTATTGACTACCGTATTCTTGGTGATATGCTTGCTTCCGGTGATATTTCAATGGTAGAAGCACAGGAAATCATGCAGGAATTGAGCGATGAGCATCAGTATATTGCAGAGAATCAGGATATTATTGGTGCAGGATTTGATATTAAACAGTTAGATTCAGGTGGAAGTAACATCAATGTTACGGGATTCAAAGAATCGCTTGAAACCGATATTCAGGTTGGACTATTGCAGGCTCCTCTTACAATGGGTAGAGCAGAAGGAACTACGTATGCAGCGGGATATGTTTCCGAAGCAGATAGGTTAGTTGTGCTCGAAGGGTTACAAAAGAAGATTATGAGTATCCTGAATGATGAAGGTGGAATTGTCAAACAACGCGCGGTTGCAATGGGTAAGAATCCCGATGATATTAAAGTAGTCTTTGAAGAGTTATCAAAACCTGCTGTGCAGCCGGGTGATTTACTTGATGCTTACACGATGTCTGTTATTAATAAACCTGAACTGCGTATATCGCTTGGATTCCCAAAAGATATGATTGAGAAAGATGAGCGTGATACTGGAGATAATACCATAGAACTCTTGAAGCGTGGAAGAAAGAGTAGAAAACCTACTGATAATGGAATGAAATATCCTAGTGAAGAATAACATATAACAACCTTTTTAATGTTGTTACAGGAAATAAAATAGTGATATACATGGAGTTGAATGTTGTTTATAATGAGGATTGTTTAGAAGGGATGAATCGGATTGAAGATAAGTCAGTTGATATGATTCTTTGCGATCTTCCTTATGGGACTACTCAAAACAAGTGGGATAGTGTTATACCCCTTGATTTATTGTGGGAACAATATAAAAGAATTATAAAAGATAATGGTGCTATTGTTCTTACAGGAAGTCAACCATTTACTTCATTGTTGGGCGCATCCAATATTAAAATGTTAAAATATTCATGGGTTTGGAAAAAAACATCAGTAACAGGTCATTTGAATGCAAAAAGAATGCCTATGAAAAATCATGAAGAAATATTAGTATTTTATCAAAAACAACCAACATATAATCCACAAAATGTAATTGATTTTAATAAGGTTGTTAAACGTGGTAATAACGGTAATTGTTATGGAGACAGTGGTAAGGTTAATTTTCAAGAAAAAACTAATTATCCACGTTCAATTTTAGAATTTAAAAGTGTTGGTAAAACTATTCATCCAACCCAAAAACCTGTTGATCTCTTTGAATACTTAATCAAAACTTATACAAATGAAGGTGATACTGTTTTAGATAATTGTATGGGTAGCGGCACTACTGCAATCGCTTGTATGAACACGAATAGGAATTACATTGGGTTTGAATTAGATAAAGGGTATTATGATATTATTCTTGAAAGGATTAAGAATCATAAACCTGATGTAATTCAAGAGAGTAAACAAGGATTAGAAGCATGGTTTTAAGTTATTACAACGAAAGAAAGGTAATTCAGCAAGAAACTCGTATGAGTAGAACCCTGAATACCTTTTTTACTCGTTCTATTACAAGTATTCCAAACAAGTATCAAATCAATGATGCACTTGAACGTGCATTGATTACAGAGTTGAACCGTCCTGTTTCGCGTGTAAAAGTTTCCAATAATATTTATGATGTTCTTACACTTGGTATAACAGAGGTAGAAAAGAGTGATTATCAAGTGTATGCAGCAGAAGATGTAGTTGATGAGTATCGTGATATCGCAATGATAGAATATCTTATTGCTGTGCTCTTTTGGTCAAGTGGAAAGAATATCATGCGCGATGTTTCTAATCGTTTCTATGCTACTTACACGGTAGATGAAATTGCTAAAATGACAGTGCATCAGGTTCAACAGCGATTACTCAATGTTTACAATGATTCATTTGCACATCGCACAGGAATTGTTGCAAGGACACTTGTTAATGATATTTACAATTATGCAACAACGCAGACATATATTGATAATGGGATAAATTATTTTCAGTTCCAGGCAGTAATTGATCATAGAACATCAGATATATGTCGCATGTTACACGGTTCTATTTTTCCTGCAAGTGTAGCACAATACTATCGTCCACCACTTCATTACAGGTGCAGGTCACGATTAATCGCACTTCAGGGGAACACAGTAAGGAATACAGGCATGATGTATGATAATCGTAATTTCTCTACCCTTTATGATGAAAACATGCGTTCTTACACTAGTAGCGCAATCACACCCACTGTTATTAATCAGGAATTACAGAGAATGAATACATTTAGGCAACAGTGGGTTTTGCCTGATGAATTATTATTTGAAGATTATTCTTACGTAAGAGGAATTTAAAATGGATTATGAAATACCGTTAGAAGATGAAGTTGGATACCTCAATGATGAAGAGTTAGTGCAGCGAATCAATGAACTGTGCCTTGATGTTTATGGTGAAGAATATTTTGAAATCTTTGGATTTGAAGAATATACGCGAGAACAGCGCATATATCAGATGAAATATTTACAGCGTAAGAGTGATATTCTAGTCAAAGATTTATCAAGTAATCGTGAGGGATATAACTTCCTTGATTTGTGGCGTGAATATTGGAATACGCGCGTTGTGCTTAATTCTGATACTTGTGACATCTATGGGTTTGTAGCACTCTCACAACTCTTTAATCATGTGCGCGTTGAACGTGGTGTAAAGGATGATTTGCGCCTTCATGCGTGTGTTATAATGCCTTCCGGTATGGCAAAGAGTGAATTTAATGATATACTTGCTGAATTTACAGATATAGCGGATAAAACATACTATTCTGTAGGTGAATTTAAAATTAATAAATTGATTGGAGAAATCAATAAGAAGATTGTTTCCAATAATATGCGTATCAATGCATTTAGTAAGAAAGATAGAGGTTGGGTTGATCCGATTGAACCCGGTGTGCTTGCGTCCTTTGATTTTGTGGTGTTTGATGAGGGTGAAGCGGTCCTTGACCATAAGAAGATTCGCATTCAGGCTATACTTGATAAGACCATGAATCGTATCGGTTCAAAGGGTAATATGATTACTTCTACAGATAACCGTATTCACTCGAATCCTGCCTGTTCTATTGTGATTACAAGTTATCATCTTGATACGTATACTCATCTGTTCAAGAAAGGATTATTCCCGCGCATGATTGTCTACGTGCAGCCGGAAGATCCTATCAAACGCACAAAGACTTCAGAGTATATTGTAAGTGCTATTCCTTCCTTTGTAGATGATATTTCTGAGGCAGAAAAGAAGCGTAAGGACAAAAAGAGGTTACAAGATAAACTGCGTAAGAAACTGAAGGAAGAAGTAGAGAATCTACAGAACATGCATAAGGATACTGAAACTATCTATATGCGCGCGGGTGTAGATGAGATTATCAACGAATACATTACAGAATTACGCAATATTGTTCCGGGGTTGAATCCTGAACAAATTGAAGCGTGGGAATCAATGGTGTCGCGTGTATCAATTAATTTCATTAAAGTGGCTGCACTCTTCGCTATGATGAACTATCGTAATTATATTGATAGAGAGGATGCACACAATGCCGCACGTTTATTATTCCCTGCCATGCGTTCAGTAGCGTTCTATATCATTTCTAACAACACAGGACGCAACGAGAAGTTAAACAGGCTTGTTATGCGCTTACGTCGGGAATATATCGGTATGCGCTACACAAAAGAAGAATGGCAAAAAGTGTTCTTCAAGAATTTTGGTGCTGGAGAAGGTTCTTCTGAAAAACTCATTGCATTACTCATAGAAAGTGGAAAGATGCGTGTATTAAAGAACAAGGAAGAAGATACCACTGTATACATGCTATCTTAAATCAAATCTTTTTTATAGTTGAACTCACCAATAACATATTGGTGCTTAGATTGGCATTGAAAAGTAAGAAAGACAAGTCCACCGATGTGGATGAGAGCATTGTAGCAAGAATCAATGAGATTGCAGAAAGAGCCGGTGAACGTCCCGATGTTATTATGGCAGAGTATAAGAAACGCTTTGCTGAATACATGAAGCGGGATGGTATTACCGCGTCTAAGGCAAGTATTGTTACCATTAAATCGATTGTTGGTTCCTACAACGCTGCATTACGTTCTAATATGTCACCGATTAAGGGTTTCTTCTTTGGTTACACTCGACCACGTAATGTCACAGAGAAGGCAAACAAAGACGCTGAAGAGCAGATTACAATGTATCAGAAGATGTTTGGTGATGAGTGGAAGGAAAACGCTATCACCGATGGTCTGATTGATGTAGATGGTAATCTGCTTTACACTAAGAAGAATACTACTACATTTCAGTCTTTCTTGATTGGTAAGAAAATTCCAAAGGTTCAGATGGAGAATAGAGCATTTGGATTCTTTGAAATGCCTAATTCTGGTGAGGTTAAACCGGGAATTGTGTATGTAAAAGACCCTGCAAACTTTGTTCCTGAATTTGGCAAGGTCTATATGTTCAAGGGAACGTGCAAGGATGAGAATAAAGACATCGTAAACATCTCTACTGGTATTAACACATCTAAACTTGTTGAACTTGATGATGACTTTGATTACGATGAATTTGTTACACTTGTAGAGGATTCACTTGGTGATAATTGTGCTGCTTTTGAAGATGTATATGACGTTGCGAATCAGGTAGTAAATGGAGAGTATAAGGAGCAGAAGTTCTTACTTGCAGAGGTAATCATTTCCAAGATTAGTATCTTTGATACTTTCGCATATGTTGAAGTGACGCCTCTTGATGATGGATTTGAGGGCAATGTTACACTTTCTTGTGAATTGAATACAGTTGCAGGTCTTTGTGAGCAGGCAGTAGGCATTATTTGTTTCAAGCCTTACTTCAATAAGAAGGGTGAAGCAAGTGGTAATCTGTTTGGTTTCGTCACCGATCCTAAATTCTCTCGCCCTGAAGATTCGTATGAGATTGCAGAGGATGTAGAGACTGTTGATGCACCTGTTGAGGATGACGATTTCCTCTAATCTTTTTAGGTGATTATTATGGATTATATTACAGCGTTAAAGACTATTGGCGCTTTTGCGTTTATTGCAGTATGCATTGCACTCCTTTTCATATGGTTTGCTGCATTTTGCTATATTGCGTATGTGATGGTGGGTATGATTGGTATTACAGGAATTTGGCAGACTGTTTGTGGCATTGTGCTTGGTCTGTTTGTTGCATCGCTTCCTACCGTGTTTGCTCGTAAGTAAGAGGAATGATTATGGCACTTGGTAAAAGGTCTTTAGATAAAGCAGTAGAAGAGATACAGCAGAAGGAAGATCCTACTGCATCATTCTCCTATGATGATGCAATTCTTTCTCTTCAGAGTAAAGACATTATTTCGATTTATGGAGACAAAGGCACAGGTAAGACAACTACTACTTACGGTTTAATCGCTCCAGGTTCAAGTGTAAAAGTTTTATCGTTTGATACTAACAGTGTCTTACCAATGGAACTTGATTATATCAAGAATCAGAATCTTAATATTGAAGTGCTTAATTCTCTTCGACCATATGATCGTTCAACGGCAGAAGATATGTTACGCACTTCGGAAATTGTTTGTAAATGGAATGCATATTTACTTGATTATATTAAAGATAAAGATGAAAAAAATAATACTGAAACCGATTGGATTGTTGTAGATGGTATCGAACAGTATACAGAGATTTGTGAGAATGCGGGACGTTTTGAGTTAAAAATAGATAAGTATCAGGGTGTTCCCAATCCTACAGTTTGGAAGATTCGTAACATGCATATTGATAACCTACATGATAAGTGTGTTGCAACTGCAAAGGTTGGCGTTATCTACATTATGTATCCCAAGACTGATACATCACTTGTAAGAATGGGTCAGGTTATTGAATCTGAACGGACACCAAAATGGGTTAGTAAAGTAATGAAAGAGTCTCAAATAAAGATTCATACAACGAGTGAATTTGTTAAAGAAAATGCTCGTTACTTTGCAATTGTTGAATCGAGTAAGAAGGAGAAGAAGTATCCTCCAGGTAAGTATGATGTTACCGGGACAACTCTGTATAAACTAATTAATGGAAAGGAGTGATTATAATGCATGTTTCTGTTAATACCCTGAAGAATTTTATCAACGTGCTTGGAATTGCGATGAATGGTGATATGGTTATTACACGTAAGCCCAATGAAAATATCATTGCGAGTGTAACCAACACTGAGAAGCGAGTAATGATTACTGCCTTTATTGCAAATGGTAAGCAGGTTGAATATGATGTTGACGAGTCTGTTGAGATGTGCATCAATGAACTTGACTTCAGGAAGCGGTATCTTGCAAACTTCGATGAAGAGTATGTTGGTGTTGTTACAACTGACGATTTGATTGTTCTATCTGACGATAAACTAACGGTTAATGTTCCACAGATTGATTACGAGTATGCCTCACGGAGTATTCCGGGTAAGAGTATCGAGGACATTAAATCATCTATTCCTCCGCGTGAGATTGTTATTGCGTTTGATGCAGACGACATCCAGAAGTTTATCAAGGTTGCAAAGAATCTTAATGAAACCATTGTGCGATTTACTATTCCTGTAGAGGGAGAATATATCAATCTAAGCACTGATAAGCGTTCTAAACTCGAAGTTCATGCGGATATTGATAACAAGTATGGTGAGGAGTTTACTGTTGAATTTGATATCAATGCCCTTGAAGATTCGTTTGCAGAGGCACAGTTAGATATTACGATGGGATTTGTCACTGAACAGACAAAGGATCAGTATGGTAATGATGTTCTCTACCCTGTTACGTTTGATTACATTACGGGTAAGAACACGGAAATTGATGTCTCTGGTTTACTTATTCCTCACAAAATTACGTGGTGATGTGAATGATTACCAACAAACTTTTTGTGGAGAAATATCGCCCACAAACGTTTGAGGATTACATTGGTAATGATACCACTGTAATTGCTGGATTACGCAAAGTTGTAAGGGAGAATCCATTTTCTCTTCCTAATTTGATTTTTGAATCGTCGGCGGGAACAGGTAAGACTACACTTGCCAAAATCATTATCAATGAACTTGGTGCTGACAAACTGTATCTAAATGCATCAGATGAGCGTGGTATTGATACGGTGCGTGAAAAGGTTAAAGCATTTGCTTCTACTGTATCATTCAAGTCTGATGTGCCTAAGATTGTGCATCTCGATGAAGCAGATGGTTTAACCGCTGATGCACAGAATATTCTCCGTAACATTATGGAAGAGTATTCTTCTCGTTGTCGATTCATCCTTACGTGTAATGTAATTTCAAAGATTATTGAACCACTCCGTTCTAGGTGTAAGGTTGTATCTTTTGGTAAACCTGCACGTAATGAGATTCTTACACGATTAAGACACATCTGCACCGAAGAGGACATTACCATTGACGATATAAGTCTCAATGAGATTATTGATGTCAATTACCCTGATATTCGCTCGATGGTGAAGTCTCTTGATATTTACAAGAATCTTGGTGAATTAGACACTAAGAAGAATATCAATGTTGCAGATGAACTTTACACGTTAATCAAGGGTAGGAAAATCACTGAAGCACGTAAACTGTGGAATAGTAACACGGTTGATTACCGGAGCATTACATTCCAAATCTACCTGAAAGTGTGGAATGATGATTCTCTTTCTGCCTCTGACAAGATTTCTGCCATTGAAATTGTAGCAGAATCAGATTACAGAATGGTTTATGGTGCTAATGCAGAGATTACCTTTGCAAACATGGCCTTTAAACTCATGCGTATTCTTGGTAAGAGAGGTGCGTAATGGATAACAAATCAACCATTAAACTCATCAAGAAACATGGTAAGAGTTATAGTGGTAAAACCAATCTTATTAATTTTCTCGAAGGTAAACATATCACACGCAAGGAAGCGATAAGTGCTTATTGTTACGATTGTCAGGGATATTGTGAAGATGGTAGAGTAGAGTGTGAGCAGTTACAGTGTCCTTTGTATTCTTACAGTCAGTTCAACAAATACAACATTAACAAGAGTGATAAAGAATGATTCTGGTAGACTATCAGATTAAACAGTGTATTGACTATGGAAACCTGATTATTACACCATTTGATGAAGAGAGTGTAAATCCCAATTCATATGACTTACACCTTTCAAATCAGTTCAAATATTACATTAATAACGGGCAGATGATTGATCCGTATGATAGGAATACAATTCTCTACGGACATGAAGTAATTGAAGGTAACACCTTTACAATTCAACCTGGAATGTTTGTGCTTGCTGTTTCACAAGAGACTATTGCCTTACCTAAGAACATTGCAGCAGCATGTGAAGGTAAATCATCTCTTGCTCGCCTGGGTCTTACCATTCATCAAACTGGAGGATGGATTGATGCAGGTTTCGGTGGAACTCTTACGTTTGAACTCTACAATGTAAATAATCGTTCCATTCGTCTTTACAGTGGTATGCCAATTGCACAGTTAGTATTCTTCGAGGGTGAAACGTGTAGGGTAGGATATAATGAGAAATCATCTTCCAAATACAAGAATCAGACAGGTGCAACTCTTTCACGGTATCATTTGACTAAGGTGTAATAAGAATGAAACTTCTTTTTAATTACTCTGACTTTCACAAGTTCCCTCTCGATGCATGTTTCTCTACCTTACGCTTACTCCTCAATGACAATTTCAATGGTGTCTACAAAGATGAGAATGGTAAACTCATTGCAGTCTTTGATTACAATGAAACAGAACGTGAGCAACGTATCATCCGTTCTGCATCAGGTTTTCTTGAAAATTATGGTTACGATTTAAAGCATCATACAGAGATTGTTGAATCGGTAGAGAACCTTGAATTTGTCACTAAAACGTGCGGTGTAGACTATGAGTAAGATTGATAAAATATATTCATCAAAATATTCACGTAGTTATACTAAAGATGAACTAGTGGCGATGAATAAATTATCTCTAGAAGAGAAGATAAAATTAACTAATGATATTATAGATGAATTTTATACAGTAACTAATGGTTTAATGTATGTTTCTTTCAGTGGTGGTAAAGATTCTACTGTAATGGCTGATATTATTCTGAAAAGGTATCCCGATACACCTTTAGTTTTCTGTAATACGGGTTTGGAATATCCAGAAATTGTAGAATTTGTAAAACGTAGACAGAATGTAGTGTTTCTTAAACCATCAAAACCATTTCATAAAGTATTAGAAGAACATGGTTATCCGGTTATTAGTAAGGAACAATCGCGTTATATTGAGGATGTGCAAAATAAAAGAAATAATTGGGAAAGAAGATTAACAGGTAATAGTTTTGTTATTTCTAAAAAATGGAGATATTTAGTTGATGCACCTTTCAAAATATCTGAAAAGTGTTGTTTATATCTCAAAAAAAATCCAATGAAAAAATATGAACATGAAACAAAGAGACAACCTCTGATTGGTGTAATGTTTAATGATAGTAATCTGCGTTTAAAATATATGTTAGAACAGGGTTTAATTCGTAATAATTCACGATTACAATGCACACCATTAGGTTTCTGGTCAGAGCAGGATATTTTAGAATACTTAGCAACATATAATCTTGATTACGCTTCAGTGTATGGTGATTTAACAAAGGAAAACGGTATATATAAATTATCAGGAGTACAACATACAGGTTGTATGTTCTGTATGTTTGGGGTTCATCTTGAGAAGGGCGAGAACAAGTTTCAACGAATGAAGAAAACACATCCTAAACAATGGGAATTTTGTATACATAAGTTAGGATTGGGTGAAATCCTTGATTACATTGGTGTTGACTACGGTAAAGATAAATTCTGGTAGAGGTGCATTATGAGTAAGATGGATGTGCATTATTCCTCAAAGGATATGGAATGGGAAACTCCGCGTGATTTATTCGATGCATTGAACGACGAATTTAATTTTACGCTTGATCCGTGTGCAACATCACAGAACACGAAGTGTTACAAGTTCTTCACCATTGAAGATAATGGACTTCACAAAGATTGGAGTAAAGATATAGTCTTTATGAATCCACCTTACGGTAAGGAAATACCACGATGGGTAGAGAAGGCATATAATGAAGCATTATGTGGTGCTACCGTTGTTTGTCTTATTCCTGCTCGCACTGATACATCATATTGGCATAAATACATCATGCTTGCTGATGAGATTAGATTTATCAGTGGTAGAGTTAAATTTACTAATCCTACTCATCGTAAACCTATGGCAGCACCATTTCCATCCTGCATTGTAGTATTTGGTGAACGTATGCGTAATGGATTAACGAGTAAGGAGTGTATTAAATGCCGTTCAATTTAATACGTAATGGTGATTGATTATGTTACGTGAAACAACATTTGAAGGTGTAATTGACAAGGAATTAGTTGCAATAGAGCGTATTAAACAGTATGAACCAGAAGAAGGGTATTACGTTGCATTTAGTGGTGGTAAAGATAGTATTGTAGTTTATGATTTGGTGAAACGTGCAGGTGTTAAACATGATGTTCATTTTAGTGCGACTACAGTTGATCCACCTGAAGTTGTCAAATTCATAAAAACATATTATCCAGAAGTTGATTGGATTCGTCCTAAAAAATCAATGTTTCAAATAATTGTTAAACATATGATGTTACCTAAAGGTAATATGAGATTTTGTTGTCACGAATTAAAAGAAATTGGCGGCAAAGGAAGAACTGTTGTTCTTGGGGTGCGAAGAGAAGAATCAGTGAGGAGAAGAAACAGATTGGTATATGATGAATCTAAACGCCAAAAAGGAAAAATGTTTCTTAATCCGATAGTTGATTGGTCTGAAGATGAAGTGTGGGAGTATATACATAAATATAATATACCTTATCCATGTTTATATGATGAAGGTTATAAACGGATAGGTTGTATTTTATGCCCATTACAAAATATCAAAGGGAAAGAAAGAGATAAAGAACGGTATCCTAAATATTATAATGCTTATTTACTCGCTATAAAAAGAATGTTAAAAAAAAGAGAAGAAATTGGTAAACCGTTTAGAAATGGTAAAACACCGGAAGAAGTAATGAATTGGTGGATATATGGTAATAAAAAACAAATAATCGAGTGTGAAAATGCATGGTGGTGATTTAAATGCCGTTCAATTTAATGAAGCGTATCATCAGTAAGGAGCAAATCTACCCTTCACAACTTGTAGGAAAGGAATACATGCTTCTCCGTATCTTTTCACAGGATGTAATGTATTTGGAGGAAGCGGATAAACTTAATCAATATTTATTCAAGATCAATCCATCTATCTTCCGTGGATTACTTCTCCTACACGTTCAACAATTGAATCATATGCCTACCTGGATTCGTAAGGATAAGGTGAAGAAGGACAAGTTGGATACACTACTTGATGATTATTACGAGAAAACATCAAGTGCGCTTGATATGAGTAAGAAAGAGTTTGATGAGTATTCACCTCTTATTAAGATGCATATCAGTGACAAAGATAACATGAAAACATTCCTTGCAGAAATGCAAGCAGATGAACAAATGTTTAAGAAACAGAAGGTTGCACTCGTAATGCCTGATAAAACACGCATTGAACAATCGAAGAAGTCACATCAATGCAATTCACTTGATTACTTCTTTTAACTCTTTTTTTCATTTCAGTAAGTTTATAACCATACAAACTATAATCATTACACATGATTATAACCGAATCGATAGGGGATTCTATTATCATTCGTGGTCGAGATGAACACGGTGAGCGTTATGAGCAACGTATCAATCGCTTTCAACCCTATTTTTACATTCCACGGCAGACTGTTGTAGGTGAAACTTATTATTCTCTGTTTGGAGAGACATTACAGCGTATTACGTGCGTTAATCAAAAGGACTTCAAATCATCGAGAAAACTGCATGAAATAACGTATGAAGGTGATGTGCCCCCTACTATTAGATACCTGATTGATAATTACTACCAAAAAGGTATTGAAAGTGAGGTGATTAGGGTATGTTTTTTTGATATTGAGACGGATGGAATACCCAATATCACGAAGGCAGACACTATGATTACTTCCATTGCTGCCTATGACAACTTCCGTAATCTCTATTATTGTTTTACAGTTGCACCTGATGGAGTAGTCAGTAAGGACAAATACACTCGTAAGATTCATTTTGATGGAAATGAAGTTGAAGCGCGTGTATTTATGTTTGCTACTGAAAAGGAAATGCTTAATAAATTTCTTGCATTGGTGCAACAACTTGATTTTGATCTCTTCCTTGCATGGAATGGTGATAGATTTGATTATCCTTACCTATTTAACCGCATGAAAGCGTTGAAAATTAATCCACGTTTGTTATCTCCCATTAAACAGATGGGTAAGGGTTATGGTGACATTGTAGACAAACCACGCTGTAGGATTTGGTTAGATTTAATGGTGTGCTACAAGAAACTGTCTACACAGGAAATGGAATCATACTCCCTGGATTACATATCACGTTATGAATTGGGTGCAGGTAAGATTGAGCATCAAGAAAAGTTTGAGGACTTTTGGCGCAATAATCTTGACAAGTTCATCGAGTATAATATCAAAGATGTCTACCTCATGGTAAAGATCGAAGAGTCAAAGGGCATTGTCAAATATTTTGATACTATTCGTCGCTTTACTTTTTGCAGTTGGTATGATGTATTCTACAATAGTAAGGTACTTGATTGTTTCTTTTTACTCAAGGCTAAAGAGTATG